ACAAACTGCTGGTTCTCAAACTGGTAGTGTTACGTTAGATTTTGACACTTATCAAAACTTTGTTTTAACAGCAACAGGTAATGTAACATTAGCTAATCCAACCACAGAATCTGTAGGACAATCAGGTATCATAGTATTTATTCAAGATGGCACAGGTAGTAGAACATTAAGTTTAGGTACAGATTATGAAACTGCTGCTGGTGCTGGCTTAACTATATCAACAGCTGCTAACGCAGTCGATGTCATACCATATTTTGTTAAGGCTGCCTCAAGTATTCAACTCGGAGCACCTCAACTTGCGTTTGCGTAGGAGATATAACTAATGCCGTTACAAGGTGAATTTTTTCAAAATCCAGGGGGTAGTAGTGGATTTTATGACTACCAAATTCCTTTTAGTGCAAGATTCGATAGAGATTCTAATTCATACATGACAGGTTGGGATAATAATTTTGGAACAGGTAATAGAAGAAAATGGACTTTGAGTTTTTGGTATAAATTAGTAGCCCATGATGGATTCGGTGGTCAACAATATTATTTATTAACTGCAAATACAAATGCTGCTGGTTCTTATGATACTTTGATATTTGATGTAGATTCAGATAGTCGTTTTTATTATCAAACTGCAACTTCAGCTTATAAGCCTGAAGGTGCTTTTAGAGATACGTCAGCATGGGGGCATTTAGTTTTAGTATATGATAGTGATAATTCTACTGCTAATGATAGACGAATTATGTATCTTAATGGAACTAGAATGACAGACCAAACTGACCAAGGATTAAGTCAAAATACAGACTCTCAAATTAATTGGGGAACTAAAGCTCATTACATAGCCAGAAGACAAGATAATGGTGCTTCTTATCATGGAGATTATTATTTAGCAGAATGGATATTTGCAGATGGTCAAGCATATGCACCTACTCAATTTGGCGAAACAAAGAATGGTGTATGGATTCCTAAAGACCCAAGTGGTACAAGTTTTGGTACAACAGGACATCATCTTAAATTTCAAAATTCAGGTGCACTTGGAGATGACAGCTCGGGAAATAATAACGATTATACAGTTAGTAACATGGGTGCAGACCATCAAGTTCTTGATAGTCCAACATTTGGGAGTGATTAATTATGGCAAGTAGTGGAAATTTTTGTACTTTAAACCCTTCAACTGCAGCTTATGCTGATTTAAAAGATGGTAATGTAAGAGTAACTGGATTAAGTGCTTCAGGTAATGGTTATTTTCAATCTACTTTTGGTGTTTCTTCTGGTAAGTGGTATGCAGAAATGTATGTAATTACTATGGCTTTTTCACATCCTAGTTTAGGTCTTACTGGTGGAACACAAACTAGAAGGTTATTATCTAATGAAGGAATGGAGCCTAATTTAGTATGGTATGCAGGTAACTCATCTGGTAAATTAGCTGAACTTACAATGGATAATGATGTTTGGGGAACATATTCTGAAAATGAGTCTAGTGTATCTACTATAAGTGCTACAAATGTAGTAATGATTGCATTAGATGCAGATAATAAAAAATTATGGTATGGAGTAGGTGGAACATGGTATAACTCTGGAGACCCTGCAGCTAATGATGGTAATTGGGCTCAATCATGGACAACTAATCCAAATTCTATTCATTTGTCTTTTGGTGGATATGTAAATTCAGACCAAGTAGTTAACTTTGGAGGAGATTCTACATTTGGTGGCAGGATTTCAGCAGGGGGTAATGCAGATGGTAATGGTTTTGGTGATTTTAAGTATGCTCCTCCTTCTGGATTTTTAGCTTTATGTTCAGGTAACTTACCTTTATCATCTGACTTAGATCCAGCACAGACTGATAATGATTATGCAGGTGGTAAACAATTTAATGTACTTACTTATAATGCAAGTGGTGGAGATAGTTATACTGGTTTAGGATTTAAACCTGACCTTGTATGGGTTAAATGGAGAGGTGGTTCTCAAAGTCATGGATTATTTGATAGTAGTAGAGGAACAAGTAAAGTATTAAATTCTGATAATTCAAATGATGAAGCAACTTCTTCTGGTTTAACTGCATTTGGTACTGATGGATTTACTATGGGTGAATATTATAATCAAAATGGTAGAGATTATGTTGCTTGGTGTTGGAGAGCTAATTCAGGGGTGACCAGCTCGAACTCAGATGGAGATATTACAAGTACAGTACAAGCGAATACTAAAGCAGGTTTTAGTATTGTGAAATGGACTTCTAATAACACAGCTAATCAAGATATAGGACATGGTCTTTCATCTGCTCCAGAATTTATTATATCAAAACCTTATACATCAGGAAGTTGGTCTTGGCATGTCTTTCATCATTATTTAGGTTCTGTTGGTAATTTTCAATTAAATGGAACTGCAGCTTTTACTTCAAGTACAAATACTTATGGAGCCATGCCAACGAGTTCTGTTTTTAGAGTAGGACAACCTGGAAACTTAATGCCTAATAATAGCACTACAGATGTTGTTAGTTATTGTTGGCATAGTGTTGAAGGATACAGTAAATTTGGAACCCTTGTCGGAAATGGTAATGCAGATGGACCATTCATATACACAGGATTCAGACCCAGATTAATATTTATAAAAAATGCAGGGTCTACTGGTAATTGGGAAGTAAGAGATACTGCAAGAGATACCTTTAACCCACTAGATACAGCTCTTATGTGGGATTCTGCTACATTAGAAGCATCAGACCCAGTATATTATTTAGATGTGTTATCTAATGGATTTAAAATTAGGACAACAAGTGCTAATTATAATAGTAATGGAGTTTCTTACATCTATGGAGCATGGGGTTCGGTGCCATTTCGTTATAATAATACATTCTAAAGGAGTAAAATAATATGTGGGCTTATATAAAAGATAATAAAATAGAGGAGATAATTGCTAGACCTAAAGATATGGTCATAGATAATGTAAGACATTCTAGGCGAATATTTACAGCATGGACTTGGGACGAACTCAATGCCATAGGTATTTATACAGTAGAAGCTGGAACACAAGGTGATAGTAGATTTGAAATAACTTCAAATCCTACTTATACTTATAGTGCTTCTGGAAAAAAAGTTACTACTGCGTATACTACTACAAACAAAGCATTAGATGATGCTGAATCAAAAGATGAATCTGGTAATAATATATTAGATGATGATGGTAACAAACTTATAAATTATGGTTTAAAAACAATAGCTAAAAATTTAGCTAAAACACAAGCTAACAGTTATATAGCTAGATTTAATTGGTTAGTAGAACGTAGTATTTATGACAGTAGTAAAGCTATACCAGATGCAGTAAAAACTTATGTTGCTGCAATACGAACTGATTGTGATGACATTGAAACAGCAATCACTAATGCAAGTGATATGGCTGCATTTAAAGCACTTTATGTTGATGAAATGAATAGTGATGGTACAGTAAAAACAGTAGCAAGAGTAAATAGGTGGACATCCGTTTCTACAGTAACTGCTTATATAAGATAATGATATGCTTAGTGAAATCCGTATTGCTGGAGGTATAAACAAACAAGTAACACCGACAGGTGCACAAGGTAAATGGATTGATTGCGATAATGTTCGTTTTCGTTATGGTTATCCAGAAAAAATAGGTGGTTGGGAACAAACTACATTAAACACATTACCAGGTGTCGCAAGAGATACACACATCTGGAGTGATTTAGCTGGTAAACGATATATAGTCATAGGAACAAACAAAGGTTTATTTTTATATCACGATGGTGCCTATTATGATATTTCACCTTTAGATACAAACATAACATCTTGTACCTTAACAACTACTAATAACTCTGCAACAGTTACTGTTAACAAAGCATCACATGGCTTAGAGGTAGGTGATTTATTTTTGTTTGCAAGTGTAACCTTACCTGGTTCTGGTACAGGTTTTGTTAGTGCTGATTTTACACAAAATACTTTTGAAGTTATTACAAGAACTTCTGATAGTTTTACTGTGACAGCAGGTAAAGTAGAATCGGGTGCTGGTTTTAGTGCAGGCGGTAGTGTTACTTTGTCTCCATATTTTAAAGTGGGTGATGCAGTACAAGTAACTGGTTATGGTTTTGGTACAGGTCTTTATGGTGGGTCAAATGTAAGTATAACAAGCACAACTTTAAATGGTGCTTTATTAGATGATGCTAATGGAACAGGTGGCTCAGGTACTGCAATTACTTTAACATCAGTATCAGGTTTTAGCAGTGATGGTGGTACATTAAAAGTTGGTGAAGAATTAATAACCTATACTGGTGTAGCAGGAAGTACTGTTACAGGAATAGTAAGAGGAGCTTCTGGCTCTACTAGGTCTGCTCATAGTGATGGTGCTGTGGTACAAGAAGCCTCAAGTTTTACAGGTTGGGGAAGTGCATCTCCTACTGGTGAAGTAACATTAGAACCAGGTAACTGGTCATTAGATAACTTTGGTCAAATTTTAGTTGCGACTGTTAAAAATAATAAGTCTTTTGAATGGAATCCGAGCAGTGCCTCGGCTCTGTCAACGAGAGCTACAGTCATATCCAATGCACCTATACAAAGTGTAATGACTGTTGTCTCCGACAGAGATAGGCACCTAATACATCTTGGAACAGAAACTACAATTGGTACAAGTTCTCAAGATAAAATGTTTATTCGTTTTGCAGATCAAGAAAACTTTTCTGATTACACACCAACATCTGTAAATACAGCAGGAACTTTTAGAATAGATAGCGGCACAAAAATAGTTGGTGCAGTAAATGCAGGTAGTTATATTTTGATACTTACCGATACATCTGCTTACACAATGCAATTTGTAGGGCCTCCATTTACATTTGGTATTCAACAGGTAGGAGCTAATTGTGGTTTAATATCACAACATGCAATGGTTGCTGTAAATGGTGTAGTATATTGGATGGGACAAGCAGGAGGTTTTTATTTGTATGATGGTACAGTAAAAAAGATACCTTGTTCTGTTGAAGATTTTGTTTTTACAACACAAGACACAGATGATTTGGGTATAAACTTTGATGCAGCAGATGTTGTTTATGCTGGTTATAATTCTTTGTTTAGTGAAATAAATTGGTTTTATCCTAAAGCTACAACTACACAAATAGATAGAGTAGTAACATATAATTACGCAGAAGGTTTATGGACAATAGGTTCTTTAGCTAGAACAACATATTATGATAAAACTATTTTTGATAACCCTTATGCAACAGATTATAATACAACAGCTATACCATCGTTTCCAATTATACAAGGTGCAACAGCTACAAATGGAGCTACAACTTTATATGCTCATGAAAAAGGTAATAACCAAGTAGATTCTGATGGTACCAAAACTGCAATAGTGGGTACTATACAAAGTGGAGATTTTGAAGTACAGGGTCAAGGGGATGGTGTTAACACAACTGGTGAGTTTTTCATGAAAATAAGAAGGTTTGTGCCTGACTTTAGAGCTTTAAATGGCAATGCAAAAGTTACTATAAACCTCAAAGACTTTCCAAGTGACACGGAGGCCAGTAGCACTTTAGGACCTTTTACTATAAGTTCTTCTACACAAAAAGTAGATACTAGAGCAAGAGCAAGAGCTGTAAATTTAAAAATAGAAAATATTACTACTGACGAAGATTGGAGGTATGGTACTTTTAGAGCTGATGTACAACCTGATGGTAGGCGTTGATGTATGGATATAAAAAATATTGTAAGCCTTGATGATGAAAATATTTGGAAAAGTGATCACACATCAAATCCATATGCAATCGTTTTAAATGCAAAAAAAATATGGAAGTTTACAAAAAACGAATGGCCTCAGCAATTTAAATTTTATTTAGAGATGATAGAAAAAAATGCTAAAGATTTTAGATGGGGTTTAAATAAACAAAAATCATTTAAATTATTAACTATAAAAGAGTTCTGTTATTTTATGGCACCGCCTGATATAATATATAGAGCTATTAGAAAAGAACCTGAAAAAAAGAAAGGTAAAAAACGTGGCTAAAATAAATACTTTTATACCAGAACCAAAAGAAGAATACAATATAGAGAACCAAAGACTAATTAATTTAGCTCTTACTCAAATTATACAAAAGTTAAACTTTAGTTACCAACATGAAATTAAAAATGAACAACAAGCTTTTGAGTATTTTTTATCATGACAATACAATATAAAAATCAAGGTTTTAAACAAACTGATACAAGTAAAACTACAGTGTTTACGTGTCCTACTAATGCAACAGTTATCGTAAAAAGTATTTACTGTGCAAACAATGATGCCTCATCAGCTATTTTAGTAAATATGAATTTTGTAGATTCATCTGACTCGAGCACTGAATATGAATTTTTTAGAGATGATGTAGCGGCTAAATCGCAAGTAAATGCTTCACCTCAAGGATTAAATTTAGAGGCAGGTGATGCTATAACTGTACAAGCAGCTACAGGCAGTAATAAAATACAAGGCCTAATAAGTTATGCTCTAATTGATCGTTCTCAAGAAAATGGATAAAATAAGTTCTGCTATTTTTAAAATAGAAAAAGCTT